GCTTTTACGAGGTCAGGGATGTCCAATATGTAACGGTGGAATTAAAAAAACTCATAGACAGTTTATTGATGAACTTCGCGAAATCAACCCATATATCCAAGTACTAGGCAAATACATAAATACAGATACAAAAATAAAATGCAAGTGTTTGAGAGATGGAAACGTATGGATGGTAACTCCAAATCATTTGTTAAGAGGCATTGGTTGCCCTAAGTGCAAGCAATCACATGGAGAACGCAAGGTCGAGATCATATTGAATAACAATAATATTCGATACATGAGAGAATACCGGTTCAATGATTGCAGATATAAACAGCCGTTACCATTTGATTTTTACCTTCCGGACTATAATGTTTGCATTGAATATGATGGATCGCAACATTTTAAACCGTATGATCGATGGGGCGGTGAAGCCGCTCTAATATCTGTACGAAAAAGAGATTCGATTAAAACAAATTATTGTAAATGCAAGGGTATCGGATTGATACGCATCCCGTATACAGTCGAGAATATTGAACAATTTCTTCAAGATAAATTAAATAAAGTTATTGAGACGACAATTACGGACCAAGAAACTTTAGGAATTTAGGAGGGATATATTTGATTACCAAAGAACAATTGGCAGATTATACACACTTAGAACAGTGTATCAAGGAGACAAAAAAGAAAATAGAATATTATAAGGACCACCCTCCTGTTGTTGAATATGGAAAGGTATATGGCTCTTCTAACGAGTTTCCTTATACCTTAAGGAGTTTTTTGATATCAGGTTATAATGGACCAAGTGAAGATAAATGGAGGGAACGCATCCGTAAACTGCACGAAAAATTAGTCAATCAGGTTATAGAACTTGAAAAATTAAAGTTGGAAATCGAAGAATTTATTCATGATATTCCCGATTTAAGTACCAGATTGATTTTTACATATATTTTCATTGATGGAATGACACAAGATGAAGTAGCAAAGAAAATGCATCTCGAGCAGTGCACAATCTCTAAAAGAATTACTAGATATTTGAATTCATTAAAAATAGAGTGCTAGATATGTGAGGTGTCATACATTTCATATCCAAAAGGTGGTAGCATATAAAGTAGAGAAAGTGTCTAAGGACATGAGTATCACCCATTTTACCCCTCATTCTTATTTCCTTTTGTGGCCGCTTATCGTACACCCCTTGCGATAGGCGGTTATTTTATATGCGGAATGATTGCTTTGGACAGCATATAAGTAAAATTTAACATAAAAAGTTATTGAAGAGCATCATCTTCCGCAAAAGGTTGATTGATGTTCTTTTTTGTTACGTCATGAAAGGTGGTACACACATGATCATAAATGATGGAATTCCGGTATTTACGGGAAGGAAACAGATATTTACCGATGAAACAGAAGTTAATAAAGGGAATATTTATTCGATACTTGATGAAGCAATGATAACACACAATGAAAATGTTGCTGATATTAAGTATCTTAAAGAATATGTAAAAGGTGTACAACCAATTCTTGACCGTGAAAAACCGATTCGTGATGATATTAATATTCGCGTGGTGTTCAACCGTGCAGCACAAATTGTAGATTTTAAATTGAAATATGAATTTGGTTCCCCTATAACATATGTTCGTCGTTCTAAAGATGAAGCAGATGGTTTCGGCAGTGATGTTGATGACAGAGGTGTTTCCCTTTTAAATGAAATGATGGGCTATTCCAATAAGCCGGCGATCGATCTACAAATCGCTAAAAATTTCAAAACTTGTGGTGTTGGATATAGACTTATCGAGCCGAGTGATGATCCTCTATCCATTATTAAAATGGCTTCACTTAATCCGGAATCCAGTTTTGTTGTATATAGAAATGATGCCTATCGAAAACCGATTCTAGGAGTGACTTACTTCCAGAAAAGGAATGGTGATACTGAATTCACATGCTATTCCGCCGACACAATCTTTATCATAACTTCAGAATTTGGAAGAGGATACACAGGAGAACCGATTGTATATCCAAATATTCCAGGTCAGATACCGATTATTGAATATGTAAATAATTACGATAGAATGTCGGATTTTGAAAGAGTAATTTCATTGATTAATGCTCTTAATGTTACAAACTCCGATCGCATGAATGACATTGCGCAACACGTCCAAAGTATTTTATGGCTTAATAACTGTGAAATTCCAGAAGGGGAAGGGATAAAGACTAATGGTGTTATTCAAACAAAAACAATATCTCAAGGTGTACAAGCAAATATCCAATTCCTTGAGAACGTCCTTAACCAGTCTGAAATCCAAACACTTGTCGATCATATCAATGATCAAATTGACGTAATAGCAAATGTTCCCGGCAGACAGGAAACCGGTGGAGGTTCAACCGGATCCGCTATGAATTTATCAAATGGATGGCAGGCAGCTGAAACCGCCGCAAAGGGAATGGAATTGATTTTCAGTGAAAGCGAAAGGCGAACACTGGATGTAGTGAGCGGTATTATTAATAATACAGAGAACGTCCCGGATGAATTGGCAGCATTAAAGATATCCGATATTGAACCTAAATTCTCACGCAACAAGACGTATGATCTTGCGACAAAGTGCAGCTCATTGGTGGCGCTGCTCAATGCAGGTGTTGATGGCTTGACAGCATTTACAGTAGTTGGATTATTTACGGATCCTCAACTTGCTTGGGAAAACTCAAAAGAAACGGTTGAGAAAATCAGGACATCTGGAAATAAAATGTCACCAAATGATGTAAACAAAGTGGTTCAGAATACGACAAATCAGCCTTCGAAAGTATCTAATGTTGATGAAGGAGTATAAATCAAAATCAAGAACTTGGAGAAATCCAGGTTCTTTTTATATGGCTAGAGAAAGCCTATCAAATCACGCACTAATAACTTCGGAGATGAAGTATAAAAGCGCAATGAGAACAGCCAGAGAAGGCTATAAAACGCAGAAAGTGAGGAATTTATTATGGCAGATTTAAAAACATTGTTAGGTGACGCATATCAGGAGGATATGACGTTGGATGAAATCAACGAAGCATTGGCAAACAAAGATCTTATCGAAAAGAAAGAGCTTGACAATTATGTTCCAAAGGACACTTTCGATAAAACAGCTTCGCAGGCAGCCGATTACAAAAAGAAATTAAGAGCAACGCTTACCGAAGCGGAGCAAAGGGCTCAGGAGGAAAAAGAGCGTCAGGAAGCCATCGAGACTGAACTTCAATCTCTCAGACGGTCTTCTGCTATTGCGGGCTTAGAAAAGAATTATTTAGGACTTGGTTATGATGCCGAAACAGCTTCGAAGATTGCAGAAGCGACACATGACAACGATATGGAAACTGTTTTCGATCTACAGAAAAAGTTCCTTGACAATAAGCAGAAAGCAATTAAAGCAGAAATTATGAAAAATGTTCCCGGCGCTGTATCTGGAAACAACGTAGATATTGATTTTGATAAACGAATCCATGAAGCTCAGCAATCCGGCGATTGGCTGCAAGTATCGGCTTTATTACGTCAGAAAGCAGCTTCAACACAAATCAAGGAGTGATTAAATTATGGCAGATAATGTAGTAATGAGTTTTGCGGCTCCCAATTATTCCGGGATGCTTTTTAACAAAGGTAACACAAAGACACCATTTTCAGTAATGATCGGTGGCAGACCAAAGTCCACGAATCATGTTGAGTTTACGACTGGTCAGTATTACACGACCGGTGGCGGTTCTCAGCCTGAGATTTCCGAGTCTGCTTCTTTGACAGCACCGGAAGCAACATTCATCACTAGATCCCAGATGACGAATGTAACTCAGATATTCCAAGAAACCGTATATGTATCTTACGGTAAGGAATCCAATATGGGTACTATGTCTGGACTTAACATTTCCGGGCAGCAGGCAAATCCTATTGACGAACTCGACTTCCAGACTGTTGCAAGAATGCAAAAGATTGCGGCAGATATCGAGTATACTTTCCTTAATGGTACTTACCAAAAGGCAACTACCGATGCAGAAGCTAATATGACCAGAGGTCTTATCGCCGCCATTACGACCAATGTAGAAGCAATGAATAACAAGCCACTTACATACTGGGCCGTTGCAAGATTGATGAAGGCTATTCACGATCAGAACGCACCCACAGATAATCTTGTACTTGGTGTAAATGCAGCTACTTTGCTACAGCTTAACTTCGATGCACAGGCTAACAAACTCACTATTGTTCCGAACGGTAGAGAAATCAATG